GGCGGGATCCACTTGCACGGCCACCAGGCACGTGGGTCGGCGGCGAACCCCGGGAGATCGAGGCTGCCGGCCAGGACCGCCGTCTCCAGCCAGCGCTGATAGACCGCCCGGCAGAACTGATAGACGAACACCTGGTGTTGCAGCTGCTCGACCCGGCGGCGGAACTCGACGAGACCGGCGCGCTGACTGCCGTAGCTGGTCTGGCGGAGGTCACCGGTCAGCACCGCGTAGGGAATGCCGACGGCGGCAGCCAGGTCGAGCTCGGCACGGTAGACGAACGCCTCGAAGTCGTTACCGAGGCTGGGCGGATCGGAGAACTTGATGTCCTCGCCCGGATAGAGCACGACCGTCGCCCCCGGCTGCATCGGCATCCGCGCCGTGCCGGCGGGATCGTCGGCTCCCGGCTCGTCCTCGTTCAGCACCGGCTCCTCGGGCGCGGCCTTGAGGATGTAGGCGACCAGCAATGCCGCCGCCTTCTGCTTCTCCACCTGGGCGTCCAGGTACTGGTCCATCTGGTACATCCGTACCAGCGCCGGCGTGATGTGCGGCAGGCCGCGGAGCTGCCCGGCCTCCAGCGGCCGGCGGATGTGGATCACGTCTTCGGCCGCGACCCGCACGTAATCGTTGGCAGCGAATGTCCGGTCGGTAACGTCGCCCGGGTGCCGGCGCAGGAACCAGTAGGCGACACGTTTCCCGATCGCGTCGAACTCGACGCCGCAGCGGATTTCGTTGCCGCCGGCAACCGTCTCGGTCTTGCCGAGCGGCAGCATCTCCGCCTGCAGCAGCTGCAGCTGCAGCGGCACGGTGAGGCCGTCCCGCGGCCGGCGCGGCCGCAGCCGGACGAAGCATTCACCGGCGACGAACAGCTCCCGCGCGATCAGCGCCTGCAAGCCATAGAAGTCGGTCACCCCGTCGGCGTCGGCCTCGTCGGTCCAGGCCCGCCACGCATCCTGAATGCGTCGCTTGGCGCCAGCGTCGGCGACGAGTGGCGAGGGCTTGATGCCGCAGCCGACGACGTTGCCGACGAAGCCCTCGACGGCGCTCGCCGCCAGCGGCACCGCCGTTACGATCTCCCGCGCCCGCCGGAGCGTCAGATCACCGTCGCCGGATATCCGGGTGTTGAGGTTCCGCGTCGCCGGCACCCAGCTCGCCAGCCGCCGCGCGCGCATGCCGCTTTCGAGCCGGGCCCGTGGCCGTGCCCCGAGCCGTCGCAGCAACGAGAACGCCATCTACAGTCCCTTGCCGTCCTGAAACAGGTAGACGATCCGCCGCCGCCGCGTGCCGGCGCCGGCAAGCTCGGCCTTCAGCGTGGCGATGGCGCGATCGATCTCGGCGAGGCTGCGGTACTCGACGGTGCGGCCCTCGTAGCTAACCCGGGCGACGCCGCTGGCGCGCTGCGCTTCCAGGGTTGCCAGCCAGGCGGACATCTGTTCCGGGGTGGCCATCTATTCGGACATCCAGGTCGAGGGAATGATCCTCGGGTTAGGTCGTTGGCGTGGTGCCGAAACGCGTTCGATGCGTTCGCGGTGTTCGAGGGGCGGCGGCGCTTCCGGACGGGCGACCATCGCTTCCAGTCGCGACCACTGGCCGGCACTCATCCGGTCGATGCCGGCGATCCAGGCGGCGGCCCGGGCATACACCCGGCAGTCGAGCGCCTCGTTGCGCTCGCGCAGCTTCTGCCATTCGAGTCGCTGGAAGCCCCGGCGGTCCTTGACCGTCACCAGCTGCTCGGCGACCAGCTGCTTGATCCACTCGGACTCGATGCCGGCCGGCAGATGCACGTATCCCGCGGGATGTCCGGTGCCGGTGGCGTTCTCCTCGTCGGTCGGCGGCGACAGTCGCAGGAACCGATACAGCTCGCTCTTGAAGGTCGACACCGCGACCGTCCACAGCTTCGCACCACGCTTGAGCTTGCGACCGCCGACGGTCGCGTCCACGTAGGTCGGCCCGCTGACCGGCGAAGAGCGGTTGTAGCTCTCGACGCCCTTGACGCAGCTGACCAGCGGGTTGCCGCGGGCCCAGGCGTAGACCGCCGGCGCCTCGTAGCCGGTGTCGATCGCCAGCCGGGCGATCTGAACTTCGCCGCCGTTCTCGTGCGGCCAGCGCCGGTGCAGAAGCTCGGTCAGCTGTGCCCAGGCGCCGGTGGTCCCGGGGCTCTCGTCGATGACAACGTGATCAACCAGCCAGCTCTCCAGGCCGCGGCCCCACGCCCACATCGAGACCTCGATCCGGTCCCTCTGCACGTCGGCCCCGGCGGTGAGAACGAACCCGAGCGACGGGACGGTGCCGCGGCGCCAGGTTTCCCGGCGCTCGTACAGGCGCTGCCAGTCGGGCGCCTCGCCGGTCTCGGCCCAGGTCTCGCCGAGCACGCCGTTGATGAAGCTCCGCTTCGCCTCGTCGGAGGTCTGTGCCGCCTCCCATTCGCGGGCGATCCGCTCCCACGATAGCCAGCCGACGGGTGAGTAGAGGCTGGAGATGTGAAAGCCGATGGTCAGCGGATCGGCCGAGGTCGCCGTCGGCCGCCATTCACCGGCCGCCAGCATCGCCGTCTTGTGATGCTCGGCGATGGGTTGGTCGCAAGCCTCGCACCGGTAAGCGGCGGCCTCCGGCTGGCCCTTCTCCCAGCGCAGCCGCTCGAATTTCAGCCACTGCCGCTCGCCGCAGTGCGGGCAGGGCACGAAAAACCGCCGCTGATCCGAGGCCTCGTATTCCCGCTCGATCCGCGACAGCCCCTTGATCGTCGGCGTCGAACCCAGCAGCAGCTTGCGCCGCCAGGAGAAGGTGCGCGTGCGCGCTTCCGCCAAGGCGACCGGCTCGCCTTCCTCGTCGGCCGAGGGCGGGTAGGCATCGACCTCGTCGAGGAACAGGTAGCGCGCCGGCATCGAGCGCAGGCCGACGGCCGAGTTGGCACCGGTCATCACCAGGATGCCGCCGGGAAACTCCTTCGACAGCACCGTGTTGCCGCTGTCGCGCGAGCGCGCCGGTGCGACCTTCGCTCGTAAGCTGGGGCTCTCCTCGATCAGCGGGTCGATCCGCTGCTGCGAGAAGCGCTTGGCCAGCTCGACCGTCGGCTGCACCGCCAGCATCGGCCCCGGCGCATGATGGATGACATAGCCGATCCAGTTGTTGCCGCTCTCGGTGAGGCCGAGCTGCGCCCCCTTCATCACCACCACCCGCTGGCAGGGGTGCGACGGCGACAGCGCGTCCATGATCTCGCGCAGATAGGGCGTCCGCGACGTCCGCCACGGCCCCGCCTCGTTAGCGCCGCGCGGGCTCAGGATCCGATGCTTGTCGGCCCACGCCGAGACGGTGAGATCGGGATCCGGGGTAAGACCGTCGCGCCAGGCGCGGAACAGATCGTCGGCGCCCTCGAACCCGAGGTCGATGCTGCTACCGGAATTCGGGCCGGACCATGGCGAGCTCTCCGAGGTGGGCCCGAACATGGCTCTCCAATACCGTCTGCACGCCGTGCGCGCCGACGCCCAACTCCGCCGCCATCACCGCGGCGACGCGCGCCGGCCAGCCGGCCCAGGCATCGCGCTCTTGTCGCGCCAGGCGAAACACCAGGCTGATGGCTCGCGCCCGGTCGACCAGTTCGCCCTTCAGCGTCTGCAGGCGGATGCGCCGCTCCTGCGCCTTCAGCACCTCGTTGGCGGTGCGCGCCTGCAGGTAGGTCATGCCGCCAGCCGCAACGGGCGCCGGCAGTCCCTGCTCGCGCAGGGTCTCGCCGACCGCGCCGACGGCGGCTGCCGGCACCGGCTTCAGCGCCTCGCGTCCGGCTGGCTGCTTGCCGGGATCGGTCGCCTGCGCCCGGCGCGCATCCGACGCCGCGGCGTCGATCGAGCCGTCGGCGTGCAGCACCAGGCGCCCCGATTGTCGCGCCTTCTGCACCGCACCCCGGGAAA